TACCGATTGGCCGTGCCGCCACCATCGATGGTCAGGTACCCGTTCGCATCCGCCGTCTTGCCGTACACCAGCTGGCGGATGATCTCGTTGTACTGGGCGACCTTCGCCACCAGGGTGACGTTCGCCAGCCCAGAGGGGATCGAGTACCCGTCCTGCCAGAACTTGATCGGGTCACCGTCAGCCTCGAGCGTCCACTCGAAACCGCCGTCCTCCGTGAGGAGACCGACCTTCCGGAACGCAGCGTCCAAGGTGAGGGTCGGCGAGGCGCCGGCCACCGAGTTGGGGATCGTGGCGGGTGCCGGGGCGAAGCCGAGGAACCCCGTGACCGGGATGCCTACGGCGGAAACGTCGTTGCCGAACGCGTCAGCAGTCATGGTTGCTCCTTAACTGAAAAAGCCCCCACGGACGTGGAGGCGATGAAGGTGATGGGTGGTCAGAAGGGGATTCCCGCGAGAGCGAGATCCAAGGTGAGGTACTGCCGTGCACGGTCCTGCTCCTCGTCGACAGCGAACGGACCGTTCGCCTCGATGAGCGCCGCGACCGGGTTGCCGGGCTCCACAGCGGGAAGCTGCTCAGCGAGAGCGAGAACCATCAGGGCCGCGTCGATCGCATCCTTCGGCGACTGCGTCGTCCCCGCGAGAATCGACAGGCCGAGAGTGATCTCCGCCGTTGCGAACGACGTGCGTGTCATGCCGTCGCTGCGTACGACCAGCAAGCGGGGCGGGAAGGGCTTGTTAGGTCCGGGCTCGTTGATATCGACGACAAACCCTGAGCAGTACGGCTCGGGGCGGGCGGCGAGCTTCGCCCGGAACCACGAGGTGAAGAACACATTGGGGTCCAGGTAACGGACCGAGCTAGCCACGCTTCTTCACCGACCGCAGGGCACGCGCGAGGTTGCCGGTCTTCGACTCGACGATCATCGACTTCGGGTCGGTGGCCTCTACGACAGCGACCGCACGCTTCTGCCGCTTCGTCGTCACCTCGATGCCCTCCACGTAGCCGTCCCAACCCTCAGGGGCGGTCGTGCGGGCGATCTGAGCGACATCCTCGGCGACCTCGACGCACAACTCCGTCACGCCAGGGGAGACACTCAGCTCGTCGAAGAACGAGTCGTTGAACTTGAACGCCACAGGTCAGCCCTCCACGAGCGTCAGCGGGATCTCCACAGCGGGCTGCCACCCCGTGAACGGGTTGATATCCGCCGCAGGCCGGGCTTCGACCGTGTACTCGTCAGTGCCGACACGGATGCGGTCCCGTGCGCGCACATCGGCGGTCGGGTCCGACAGATACAGGCTCTTCGACGTCAGAATCTGCACCCGGGTCGCGTTCGCGAGCGAAGCGCTCGACGACGACGCCACGAACGAATTCTTGAGCTCGACCGTCAGCGCCGGATCCCAGTCGCCCTCCGTCGTGGAAGCAGGGTTGTACGGGTCCTCGATCAGCCGACGGCGATCGCGGTAGACGGTCTGCCCGTATTCGAAGTCCATCAGCACTCCCGAAGCTCAGGCCAGACTCGCGAGACCATCCCAGCAGCGGGGAACTGACCGATTGGGCCCTGCGTGGACGGCGTGACCACGCACAGATTGCGGAGAGCGTTCTTGTCGTCCTCCGAGAACCACGACGCCGTCGCGGTGTAGTCCACCGAAGCAGGACCGATGCGCTGCGACTTCACCAGACGGGAGCCGCGCGCTTTCGCCTCACCGGCGACCCCCGCGAGGATCGCGAGAGCGTCCTCCCGGAGGTCACCAGCGAGGTTGTCGATGCCGGGGGCGATGGAGCGCCCTACCGCGATGATCCGACGTGCCAGAGTCGCGTCGACTCCGGTCAGGTCATCAGGTCTGATCACTCCATCACCCCCTTCAGTGGATCAGGCGCCGGGCGCCGTGATCGCGGACAGGATCGCCGTCAGCTTGGACGGCTTGTCGGTCGTGCCCTTGAGATCGATCGACTTGCCGACGGCGAATGCCTCCAGCTGCTTCACGGTCCACTCATCGGTCGGATCGCCCTCGGGGATCGTGACCGTCTCGGGCTCGTCGGACTTGAGCTCCTCCAGGAACCCGCCTTCGTTGAGGCGAGCGACCTCGTCATCGCTGATGTCGTCCGGAACAACCGCACCCTGGTAGAGGTAGCGGTCACCATCGGCAGACTTCGCGATGACGAGCGGGCTGGTGACGATGAACTGCTTCGCCCCGGCCATCAGACGCCCAGCCCCGTGATCTTCCACGCGGAAGCCGGCTCGAGGATGATCGGCACCGTGACACGGCGGCAGCGAAGCCGCCATGCGTCGATGTCATCCTTGCGAATCGACTTTACCTCGACACCCGCCGGGCCGACGGGTGCTGACGCGTAGCCCGGACCGCCGAGCTTCTCGTCAGCCATGCCACCGAGAGCAGTGGAATCCAGCACGAGCGCGGTCTGCGCAGTCGGCAGGTTCGGGGTGACGAGCCAGCGCATCCCGTTGAGTGTCGGGAAGGACCCCGTGATCACCGGGTTAGCCGCGGGATCTTCGCGGGCGAAGTAACCCGCCGCGACGAACGCCGAGAACGCGTTCGCCCAGGCGAGGTCCGAAACCACCACGGTATCGGTGTCGTAGCCCTGGTTCAGGGCGACGACGTTCGCCTTCGCGAGTGCGACATCCTTGAAGATCTGCGCAGCGGTGGCACCAGTCCACGCCGCGGCGGCCGCAGTGGCCTGAGTCACAGCCGAGGAGATCGCCGACAGTGCGATTCCGTCGATGAAACGCACGTTCGTGTTCGCGAGCTTCAGGAGGGCGCGCTGCACGGGCGAGAAGTTCTGTCGCTTGATCGACTCGTCGGTGACCTCGACATCTTCGCCGTACTTGCGCGTCTTCGCGATCGACGCCGCGCCGGTGCCGGCTGCGGTCAGCGGGTATTCGCTACCCGGAGACACTGCGCGCGGGTCGTCCACGACGAAGAGGGTCTCGCCCGTTTCGTACTGGACGGCACCGCCTTCGACGTTGAACCGCCCCGTCAGAAGCGCGTCTGCGATGTAGCGCTGCTCGAGGATGGTCCGCAGCCGACGAGCGATCAGAGTCGGGTTGTCGAGGAACCGCGAGATGGTGACGACGTCGCCCGAGATGGTCGGCGCCGGGGAGGGATATGTGTACGGCATTGCCGTGTCCTTTCCGTCCTGCCCCCTAGCGGAGGAAGGACACCTCGACGAGCTGCCCCGTCGTGACCGTGGTGAGTGCGAGACCGACGACGTTGATGTCGTTCGTCCCGTTGGTGTGAGGTGCTGCCTGGCCGGCGGCCGCGCCTTCGACAGTGCCGCCAGCCGTGATACCAGCCGACGCCACGAGGCGCTGGACGCCCTCGCAGAACACCGTCACAGGCTCACCGGATGCCGCATCGTGACCGGCAACGCCGAGCCAGTCAGCCGAAGCTGCCGACACCGGCGCGACCGTCCCCGTGCCGGAGACGCGCACGAGCTGACCCCCGGTGACTGCGGCGGACGCAGTCCGGGTGATTGCCTTGCCAGGCATGTAGAGCGGTACGTACTCAGCCATGATCAGGCTCCCTTCTGGGTCGGGCGCTCGTCCGGGAACAGCGCGTAGTACTCGGCGTCGTCACCGCTGGCATCCGCCGGCTGGTGACCGATCTCGTTGACCGGGACCGCGGAGTTGGTCGCGAGCGAGTTGATGAGAGCGGTGGTGCCCTCCTCGTTCGTGTCCAGCTGTGCACGCCAGGTGTCGCGAGTAGCCGGCGTGATGCGGCCAGAAGCGACAGCCGCATTCACGATGCCGTCGCGGCGGGCTGCGCTCTGAGCTGCGAGCGCAGTGACACCGGCCTGGGCGTTGTTCTGAAGGTCGGCGAGCACGCTCGCGTCGATCAGCACAGTTCCCTCGGGTGCCTCAGTGGTACTGGCGCGCTCCTCGAGTGCCTCGTCGAGCGCTGTGAGCAGCGTCTCGTCGGAGGCGGTGGCGTCGGTCAGGCCGAGCCGCTCGCGAAGGCCAGCCGTCAGATCGCTGTAAGCCACAGCGTTCTCCTTTCGGTTGGGTTCACCCGGCTCGGACGAGCTCGGGAGTTCATGGGACCGAGCGGCGAACGCCCGGTCAGGGAATCGCGCCATCCGCGCGGCGAGGTCGGTCACGTCTGCAGCGTCTTCGGGCTCATCCGTGACGATGACCACTGGGTCATCGCCGACCGTCTCTGTTTCGCCCGCGTCCGGAATGACTGCGACACGATTCGCGAGCTTCATCTCGACGGCCTCAGCCGCGGTCATCCAGGTCTCGGCGGCGAGGAGCGCCGCCCAGTCCTTCTCGCCGGCCTTCGCTGTGTAGATCTCGATGAGGGACTTGTCGAGCCCGTCAAGCAGGTCTGCGGTCTTCCGCATGTCTGCCGCGTTGCCCCACTCGATGGTCGACGTCGAGTGGATCATCATCTGTGTCCCGGGCGACATGACCGTGTCATCGCAGCCAGCCGCGATGACTGACGCTGCCGAGGCCGCGAGGCCGTCGACAACGCAGGTCACGGAGGCCTTGTGCGCGCGGAGCATGTTCAGGATCGAGATGCCCTCGAATACCTCACCACCGGGCGAGTTCACGCGAAGGATGATCTGCGTGACCGTGTCCGGCAGCGCATCGAGCACCTGGCCGACGTCCTTCGTCGAGATGCCCCAGAACCCGCCCCACGAGTCGATCGGCCCGTACAGGCGGATCGTCGCGACCGTGCCGCTCCCGGACGGCGCGGGAGTGGTGACGGCGTTGAAGAACTCGGCCTTGGACGTCGGCACCTTCCGCTCGCCCCAGTAACGGGCCGCGTGCTTCTGATCGGTCATGGTGTCCCCTCCTTGGTGACGGTTCGTTCGGTAGCGGCGTCCTTGACCGGCAATCCGTACGCCGAGCGCATGAACGCCTCGAGCGGCTCGTCGGGTCGGATGATTCCGGCGTCGACGAGAGCTGCGATCGCCTCCGCCGTCGCGGGCTGCTCCGACCCGATCGGGTCGACGATGATGCGCGGTGCCGGCTCGGTCTCGCCCCAGTTGATGTCGACGAGGTCCTCGACGACGTGCTGCTGCGTGACCTCGGCCACATGCTCCGCGACTGCGTTCAGCGAGTCGGTGAAGAAGTTCGCGAACGTCGAGCCGAGCGCCCATGACCCGGTCTCAGTGCCGAGGTTCAGGAAGTGCGCGAGCACGGCGCGAGCGATCTGCTCATCGTGGTATCGGATCGGCTGATCGGTGTCCGGCAGCTTCCCGGTGACACCCTTCAGCTCGAGAGTCGCGCCGTGCGGAATCGACGCTCCAGCGGCCTCACCGGCACGGAACCCCGTGGCCAGCTTCAGTCCGGCTTCCTTCTCTGACTTCTCCCATGCGTCACGCTCGGTGCCGGTGGCGGACTCTGGAACCGGGGCGCCCGTGTAGACGGGAACACCGAGCCCGTTGCGCTCGACCGTCAGCGCCTGAGCGCGCAGCATGCGGTCCTTCAGTAGCCAGTTCTTGTATGCCGGCCGCAAGAGCGACTGGCCGAGCCAGTTGCCGCCTTCGCGGTCGTTCACATAAGCCACCAGGCGCGAGACGGGAATCGTGACTCCACCACCATCGCCGAGGCCGAGAATGCCGTCCTGAACGATGGAGATCAGCCCACCGTCGCGCGCGACCTTGATGTCCGAGATCGTGCGCGGCGGCCGCCAAGCGAGCTTCGCCAGATGCGCCCGGTCGCCCTCGATGCGGTACACCTGCTCGAAGAACGAGTGACCGTACACGAGCTCGAGCAGCGCGAGCCGCAGGTGCTCACCCCAGGAGAACCGTCCGCGAGTGCGAAGCGGCTGGATCGGGTCCTTGCCCTTCACGTTCAGCCCTAGGTTCGTCGCGACGAAGTCCACGACCTCCTCACGGGCGCCGTTCGGGTCGATCACCCATGCGGCACTCCGAATCGGGAGGGTGACCGCGCGCAGCACCGAACCGACCTGAGCATCTTCGCGACGCATCTTGTCGTAGACGTTCAGCGACTTCGGCCACATGAGATCAGGGTTCGTCTCGAACGTCTCGTCCGTCAGTGTTGCCCATGACGCGAGAGACAGGGTCTGGTAGCCAAGCTCGGCCAAGGTATGCCCCTCTCTCAGGTAGGTCAGAACGCCGCGGTCGCGAGGTTCACGTCTTGCGGGGACACGTCGTCACGAGTGACCATCTCGGCCTGCGGGGGCGGCGGGGGAGTCGGCACGGGCGCTGGTGGCTCGAGTACTTCGAGCCCGTACAACGCGTTCGACTCGGCGACCACTCCGCTGACGTCGATCGGCATGGAACCTCCGCGAGACCATGCGAGGTTCTCCGCATACTTCTGGGTGATGCCACCCTCGATGCCGAGATCGACATCCGGTTGCTCGACGATCAGCAGATTGCGGTCGCGGACATGGTCTTTCAGCCGACCGGTGGCGATCGCAAACGGACCCCCCTCGAGCGCGTGCACGATCAGG